ATGCGCCGATTACGTTCAGATACTTCTCGATTGGAGTTTCGGTCATTTTCTGTCCTGTTGTCTAAGTGCTTCAGCTATTGCTTGAGGGTCTAACATCCCGCCAACACCTACACCAGCAAGAATATCTGCTTCATGTCTACGCATTGGGTCAAAGGCTGCAAAGCGGGAACGGATGTTTGATGGGTTAAATACTGCCGATTGTTTATATCCGTAATCTCTTACAGAATCATATCCCAAGTCTTTAATTGCATTAGCATATTTATCTGGGTTTTGTTGCAAGTCATACCAAGCATCTTCACCGCCTAATTTCTTTATTAATTCTGCCATGCCTTGCTGCCCATTTACAGGATAGGCATTATTTTCTTTAATAGATAACGGCATGACATTAGCCCCTGATATGTCTTTGCCATACATATCTTTAGCATTCGCGTAATTGTTTGCTATTGCATTATCTGTTGACACATATACAGCTTTCCCAAAATCCCCTTTGTCAGTAGAAGTTCCATGCTTACTTAAATCAAACTCTTTAATGTCAGCATTCGTTCCATGATAAGCCGGAGTATCAAACCCCATCGCACCCGCCCTGTCCATAGCGGTATTACCAGAAGGCAGTCCTAGCCCACCTTGCTCCTTTGGTAGCGCAGCATTGCGCTGTGCTGTGTCATGCAGTATCTCGAACTCCGTCTTAGGTCGCTGCATCATTGCACCACCTACATTATCTAACATCCCACCCTGCTCAACTGGTAGCGCAGCATTTCTCTGTGCTACTTCGTGGGCGAGTTCGTATTGGGTTTTAGGCACACTCTTTGCTGGTGGATGATAGCCAAACTCCATCAACGAATCCGGCCATGATGTTATGTGTGATGCCGGAACTTTCTGGGAAAATACCTTCCCGGCTTTACCGTCGCTTGCTAATGCTTGATCAACATAATCTTGCGCGACTCTTTTATCTAGCGTCACCCAATCACCAGCATTTATTCCACCCGCCTCACTTGGCGCACCACGATAAATAGTTACCTGTGCATCCGGCTTGCCGCGTAGCGATTGCAATAGCCGTAACGTGCCAGACTCTCTTGCGTCACCACTTCCATAGTATTGAAGTGCGTTTTTGCCGTACACATCCTCACCAAACGACTTAGAAAGATCATGTAATGGTGCTGCGCCACCCTCTATCGTCATTGGCTTGTGTTCGATTTGGTAGTCAAGCAACCCAGCAGGCTTAGGTCGCTGCATCATTGCACCGCCTACATTATCGCCATATCTCACAATCTGATCTTTTACTGGCACATCAAACATACTAGGCGGGTATGAGGCTGCACGTTCTGGTGCTGTCATGTTCATACGTGCTTGGGTCAGACGAGCTTCGGCTTCACCTGCTAGGCGGCGGTATTGTTGGTGCGCTGTTGGGTATTTTTCTAACTGCGCGGATTGGGATATATACTCGTCAAGGTAATTCGCCAATACGGGGTCTGACTCAGCGAGCGCCCTAGCTTTTCCCATAATTTTAGGGTCATTTAGGTTATGGTATTTTCCATCAGCAATCGGCAATCCTTCCTTGCTCAATCGCTGTGATATTGCCATCTCGCGCATATCCCTACCAAATGCAACATCCTTTAATCTGCTAGGGATTGCCTTTGTCTTGAAGTCGCTTGGACTCCCACCACTAGCAAATCCCTCGCGCTGCTGGATGGCGTGCTGGAGTTCGTGGAGTCCTACGGATTTAATGCCAGCTTCATTAGGAGCGTTTGCGATTAATAATCCATTTCCAGTAAACTTCCCATCCGTGTGTGATGGATCAAAACTACCAGTCTCTTTTCCTGCCTTAAATCCATATTGGCTAAGTTTTGACAACTCAGGATATTCTTTGTAGGCACTTGGATGTACGAGTGCTTGATATGCCACCCTCTTTTCATTCTCTGCATCTAAATGGGTAAATTGCCCCTTCGCCGCACTATCATCTATCTCAAACCTCGGCTTGCCATCCGCAAAGCCAAACGTCCATTTTGTCTTAGCATGAATAGCCTCATCAGGAACTCCGGCGGCTTGCATATCCTTTGCTACTTTTAACGCTCCGTGATCTGCTGTCTTAGCTCCTTCACCCGCAAACATATTCATTCTAGGGTTCATCACATTCCTACCCAGCACTCCAGTACCAGTATGAATCTGTTTAGCAGCATTTTTAAGAGCAGCAATCCCGGCCAGTTTTACTGGATTCGCTAACATACCGCCTAACGCAACAGTATCAACCACCTCTGGCCTTAACGCTGTAGTCTGTCCTCTGCCTGTAGTTATGCGTCCACCGTGACTGAGATCGTCTAGCAGTCTGGCAACATTCCCAAACGGCAGTAGATCGCCACCGCGCATACCTGCAAGCAAGGGGTCGCGCTCCGGCACTACATACCTGTCGGCTTGATCTGATAAAAACTTAAAAGCGTCAGACGTAGCACCTAGAAACCTGTCGCGAGGTTGCTGAGTTACTGAGTCTTGCCTAGCAAGAGCTTTGGCTAGTTCTTTAGCGGAGGGCATTTTTTCTAGCCATCATTCTAGCTCTAGCTTGTTCTGCAAAGGTATCCAGTGACGGGTCTACTGCTGGTGCGCCAGTTAATCTAGCTTTAGCCTGTTCACCGTATGCGTCCATTGCTTGATATGCAGGGTTAGTTGCAGATAGAGCAGCAGACTGCTGTGGCGTAATCTCAACGCCATTGACCGTTTCACGCAACAAAGTACGCTTTGGCGTATAGGTCTGTAGTCCAGCGGCTAGTTCTTTAGGACTAGGCATTATGCTGAGAATATACCTACAGCCATAACCTCAACACCCGCTCCTGTCGTAATCTTCCATGCGCCAGTAGTAGATGCAGCGTTGATCTCTACGTTATAGACATTGATACCTGTGCCGGGTGATGCAGGGAGAATTGTATGGGTCAGTATGCCTACTCCTGTTCCATCTACCAGAACTACGTTGCCTGTCGCGGCGGTAGTGACCGTGCATATTAGTCTGTGGATGTAGTCACCGATTGCCCCTGTGCCGCCTAGAACTTGTGCTGTTTGACTTGCTGCAACGTGTTCGTACTGGTATCTATAGGGATTTGCTATGCCACTCATATTCTGCCTCTCTTAGGTTGATTTGCTTGCGCCCACACATCGTTAAGTGTTGCTGTGTTTTGCTCTCCTACCATCAACGGTCTAGCCGCATCAGACTGTCTGACTCGCGGCTCTGACCGCCATGCTATTGCTAACATTCTAAAGGCATCTGCCGGATGACTACACCAGTCATGTCGTGGTGTCTGCCGGAAAGCCTTCTTGTCCTCATCATACTCTCGTTGATACTGGCGTAAAGCCTCGATGCCTTCATTGCATCGCTCTGCATCAAACCAGCACTGCGGCAGCACCTTGCGTACAGCCTGTATACCATCTTGCACACTTAGATCAGGCACGATAGCTAGGCTATTTATGCCGAAATGCACCGCTAATTGCTCTATTACACTCTTACCAGCAGCCGCCAATGTCTTGGCTCTAGCATCATGCGGCAGGTGGTGCTTACCGAAATTATACGGCTTTGATAAGATATTTTCAGCTATTTCGTCAATATTAGCACCAGAAACGGCGTAATAATCAATTATATGCACTTCATCTCTGATTACCTGATAGAACCAGACCGCCGTATCATCTCTATAACCAAGATCGAATGCCGTGTGTACCGGCACGTTGTTGTCATAGGCTACTCTAGTGACGCGCCCTTGCTCTGTAGCCTCGCGCATCTCCACGCCGTAAAAAGCCCCCAGTATCGCCGCCTCAAAGCTACACTCATACTCTTGCATATACTGGTCTGGTGACAGTTGAGCTTTAGCAGCCGATAGCTCCCCATCTGGGAGTAGCTTGCTTACTGATGCTGGCAGGTTAAGGCAGAACCACTCACTAGGTATTCTCTGAGCCGTGCTGTATATATCCCAGAACTGGTTTTTACCCTTTGGTGTAGATGCAAATACGCACCAGCCTTGATTGTCTGATAGAGCGGGTCTCAGGATATTGCCAAACACGCTTGGTTTAAAATCAGCGTACTCATCTAGGAACAGACCGTGAAAGCCTAGTCCTCGCATTGCATCTGCATTGTCAGCGCCAAATAGCCTTATCCTAGCTCCATTGACTAAGTCTACATATAGGTCAGACTCATTGACTGATGCGAGTATTGGTCGTGCGTAATGTTTCAAATATTCCCATGCCACTGACTTAGCCTGACTGCGGTATGGAGCTATGTAGGCAAATAGAGGCATAGGAGATGCACAGAGAGCCGCTGCTCGTATCAAGTCATTGATAGCTGCTACGGTCTTACCTGCGCGTCTGTGAGCTACTAGACAGGCCCAGCGTTCTGTTCTCTCATGAAACGGCATGAAAGCCAGCCGGGGCTGGTAGTCCATTTCTATTTCGGTGCTTTCCATGTTATCCGAATGTCTACCGGGCCATCATCCTTGCCTGTGAGTTCTGTTCGGCTCAATTTTGGCACATGGTACTCGATCATATCTGTGTAGCACTGAAAGGCTTTTAGCGGGCCTTCTGTCTCAGCGATAGCGTCTAACCATATCTGCACTCTATGTGCATTGCCATCCACGAATCGAGCGATAGCCTCCCGAGCATTGGCTGTAGACTTGTTAGCGCATCCCTTTGGTCTACCCGGGCCGGGTTTTCTTTTAGTTGCTTTTTTAATCACCATCATATACCTCACTTCTGCTTAAATTTTAAGCGACATGGAGAGCAAGCTCCGTTAATCAACTTACTGCTATAGCGACCACAAAGATCGCAGGCGCCAGATTTCACGGGATGATTAATGAGCGGCTTGTATTTCATTGAGTCTAATCGCTGGTAGCTTGGCTGCTTCTATGACATCACCCAAGTATTTTATAGCGTCGAGCCTTGTCATCCCTTGAATGATTGCCGGGAAGCTACTTACTGGCACTCCTGACGAGTCGCAGATTATCTCGTGCATTGCGTAGCCGTTATGTGTTTTGACCATTCTTATCATGGTTTAGTTTTGTATTGATACGCCCAGACCTTTTTTCGCCCAGCGCCCTCGTTATCTATCTTGATTCGATCCACAGACCCCTGCCGGAGTAGGTAGCACACGCTCATACTAATCTCAGCGGACGTTAAGTCAAGTTCTTTTTTAATTTGCGACAGGGTTATAAGTCCTTGAGTGTTTGAGATTAGTAGCCGGGTCTTAGTGACTGAATTAGCCATTTACCACCACCGCAACTAGAGCCACCAGCCCGCCAATGGCGGTAACTACCGCAGCCTTGACCCACAAAAGGAAAGCCCTATCCTCATCTTGCCACGTAGATGACCTGTAGCCTCCGTGGATCGATCTTTGTGCGTTTAGGTAGGGTAGGTAGCCATCGTGTGACTTATTGCGCTCTGCGCCCTCTGTGAGCGTTCTGGGGCTGGTATCGCAGTTCATCTTAATGCTCTCCTTTGCTGCTACCTTGTCCATGACGTGGATCGTCAAGGTATTGATCCAGCTCCTCCATGCTCATCCCTTGATTCTGTTCGCGCTCACGATTGTAGTATTCGTGATCTTCTTCATCTTGCAAAATAGCCTGATATGAT